CTGCAGTACGGCTGGCAATGGCACGAGATCGTCTACAAGCGGCGCGTGCCGGGCAAGAGCCAGGAACCGGATGGGCAGATCGGCTGGAAGAAGCTCCCCGTGCGCGCGCAGGACACGCTGCAGGAGTGGCGCTTCGATCCCGAAGGCAGCGTCGAGACGTTCGTGCAACGCCCGCCGCCCGATTACCGCGAGCGCGCGATCCCGATCACCAAGTCGCTCCTCTTCCGCACCGAGTCGATCAAGAACAGTCCCGAAGGGAAGAGCATCCTGCGGAACGCGTATCGCCCCTGGTACTTCAAGCGCGCGATCGAGAACGTCGAGGGGATCGGCATCGAGCGGGACCTGGCGGGGCTGCCGGTGCTCTTCGCCCCGGCGCGGCTCTTTCTCTCGACCGCGACGAGTGAGGAGCAAGCGATCAAGGCCGAGCTCGAGAAGATCGTGACGCGTATCAAGCGGGACGAGCAGGAGGGCGTGCTGCTCCCCCAGCTGTACGACGATCAGGGGCACCCGCTGTATGACTTGAAGCTCCTCTCGACCGGGGGCCAACGGCAGTTCGATACGACGGCGATCATCAACCGCTACGACCTGCGGATCCTCCAGCTCTGTCTCGCCGATTTCATCCAGTTGGGCCACGAGAAGGTTGGGAGCTTCGCGCTGGCCTCGAGCAAGACCAACCTGTTCGCCGTCGCAATCGGCGTGTTTCTCGATCAGATCCAGAGCGTGTTCAACCGGTTTGCGATTCCGCGCCTCCTCGAAGTGAACGGGCTCGAGCTCGAGGATCCGCCGCAGCTCATGCACGGGGACATCGAGCAGCGCGAGTTGCTGGAGCTCGCGGACTATCTCAACAAGCTCGCGGCGACCGGGATGCCGCTCTTCCCGCAGCCCAAGCTCGAGGCCAAGCTGCTCGAGCTGGCGAAGCTGCCCGTCCCGACGCCCGAGGAGCAGGCCGTGCGCGATCTCGAGGTCGAGGCCGATCAGTTGGCGCAGCAGGAAGTGATGCGTAACGCGTCACAGTCCCAGAACACCGGGGCGGAACAGTCTGGACCTGCTGCGCCAGCACCCGCCGAGAAGCGTGATCTCGAGTTCAGCCTGGAGCGGATGCTGGCCGGCGAGAAGTCCGCTGCAGCAGGCAATGTGCGTCCGTTGGCCGATGTATTCGATGAGTTGCGCGCGCGGCACATGGTGATCAAGACGGAACCGAACATCACCGTGAATGTGCCGCCTGGGCAGCCGCCCTACATCGTGGAGGTGCCGGGCCCCGTGGCGCAGCCCCACATCACTGTGGAAGCCCCTGAGCCGCAGCACATCACGATCCAGCCGACGGCCGTCCCGCCGGCGCAGGTGACCGTGGAAGGCGCGCACGTCGAGGTGTCCCCGGTCGTCGTGCCTGCGCCGGCGGTCACCGTCGAGAATCGGGTGGAAGCCGCCGCACCCGTCGTGGTCCCCGCTCCGATCGTGCATGCGCCCGTGACCGTGGAAGCTGCGGCCGCGCCGAACGTGGACGTGCACGTCGCGGCACCCGAGTTCCCCGCGCCTGTGGTGAAGGTCGATCTCCCCCAGGTGACGGTGAACCTCGATGTGCAGCCGCTCGTCGACGCGATCGGCGAGGCGAGTGACAAGCTCAAGCGGCCGGACAAGCTCACCGTGGAGCGGAATCCGGACGGCTCGGTGCGCGAGCTGAAAGCCGAGTAGCCCCTACGGCGGACACGAAGATTTCGGGGCTCGCGGCGATCGACGCCGTGGCTGGCGGCGATGAGTTCGCCGCCAACGACGTCAGCGCTGCCGCCTCCCGCAAAGTCACCGCGGATCAGCTGGCGACCTACGTCACGCCCGCCGCCTCGGATACCGTCGCCGGCAAGATCGAGATCGCCATCCAGTCCGAGATGGAAACGGGGACGGACACGACCCGCGCCGTAGTCCCGGGTCGGCAGCACTTCCATCCGAGCGCTGCCAAGTTCTGGGTGAAGTGGACCGCGAATAGCACGACCATCGTCGTCTCCTACAACATGACGAGCATCGCGGATACGGGGGTGGGCGACGCGGACGGCACGATCGCCACGGACTTTTCCGGAGCGGATTGGTGTGGCCTCCTCTCGATCATCGACTCGACGCTTGCCTGGGATGCCACGTTTACCGAGGGATATGGCTTCAACGCCCAAGCCGCGGGGACGTTTGGCGTCCTGTGCGGCAAGATGCAGGATGGCGGCACCGCCGTCGCCACGGTGGAAGATCCCGATTCGTGGATGGTCTGCGGGTTTGGAGATCAGTAGATGCGTGAGCTGCGCACGCCCGATGTCGTGACGGTTGCGGTGTCCCGCCGGGATGGCGGCGTCACGGTGCTGCGGGTGATCGTGACCGAATACGTGCCCGATCCGAGCGATCCGACGCAGCGCCTGGTGTGGAAGCATTACGAGCCGACGCCCGAATACGTCGACACGCTCATTGCGCGCTACGTGGCGGATGGCCATTGGATCGGGCCCTTGGCGCCCGTCAGCTGGCGCTTCGTGCCGAATGAGTACGTGACCGATCAGACCGACCGCACGTTTCGCGATGCCTGGCAGGATGATCCGGACGGCGTTGCCCCGCTGGTACATATGCCCACAGCGCGCGAGATCCATCGCGAGCGGCTGCGCCAGCTCCGCAGGCCCGTGCTCGAATGGCTCGATGTGGAGTATGTCCGTGCGGACGAGCACGGCGACATCGTGCAGAAGCAAGCGATTGCGCGGCGGAAGCAAGCGCTCCGAGATGTCACGGCGGATCCCGCCATCGACGCGGCCGAGACGCCAAACGCTTTGCAGCGCGTGATCCCCGAGGTCTTGCGTGGCGGATAAATATCTCCTTGAGAATGGCGTCGACGCCTACCTGCTCGAAGACGCGAGCGGAGTGCTCATCCTTGAGGGCATCGCCGACAATCCCATCACGGCGAGTGATAGCGCCACCGAGACGGACGCCGCCGTCCTCAGCGCGCAGGCCAGCACGACGGACAGCAGCACCGAGAGCGAAGCGGCCCAGCTCGTCGCCACGACCAGCAGCAGCGAAACGGTTCTCACCACAGAAGGTGCGGGGCTCACCGCCGCGCTCACGGCCAGTGACAACGCCACGCTCACGGAGAGCGCGAGTGCCTCAAGCCAGGTCGGCAGCCAGGATGCGACCGACACGGACAGCGCCGTGCTGGCCGAGATCGAGGCGCTGCTCGCGGACGTCGCCGCAGTCGAGACAGGACTATTTGACGAGACGAGCGATCCGCCCCCGTTGCCACCGCCCGCGCCGCCCGCTCCCGAAGCGATCGGTGTGCATGTGCCCGGCCCGCTCGTCGTGCGCGCCGCGCCCCCGGTGGACGAGGAGGATCTCGTGCTGATGGTGAGCGCGTGGCTCTCGTGGCACCACTGATCGCGAAGACCCGCCCCGAGGAATGGCGGGCGCTGCATGCCGTGGCGGACCGCTTGGTGCCCTCCCTGCGCCGGGCGCTGCTCCAGGCGGTGGAGCGGGTGCGCCGGTCGATCTCCGTGAGCGACGTCGCGGCCGCGCTTGAGCGGGGCGACGTGGACGCGCTGCGGCGCATGGGCGTGTGGGACGACCTGGACGCCGAGCTGCAGCGCGCGTTGCGCCCCGTGGTGGAGCAGGGCATCGTCGGTGGCGGCCAGACGGCGATCGGCAACTTTCCCCCGAGCGTCCAGGCACAGATCCAATTCGACCTCACCAACCCGCTCGCGATCCGGGCGATCGACACGCAGGTGGCCGCCATTGTGCGCCAGCTCGTCAACGTGGACGCCGAGGCGATCCTCGGCATCCTGCAGCAGGGCTTCCGCGAGGGGATCCCGCCCCGGGACATGGCGCGCCGGATGCGGCAGTACTTGGGACTCACGCCGCAGTACGCGAACGCGGTGGAGCGCTACCGGGAAGGGCTGCTCGAGCAGGAGGTGGCGCCCGGGCGGATCGACGAGCTCGCCGCGGCGTACAGTGAGCGGCTGCGCCGCATGCGGGCGCTCACGATCGCGCGCACGGAGACGATCCGCGCATCGAATGGGGGACAGCAAGCCGCATGGCAGCAGGCGGAGCAACAGAAGTTGCTGGATCGCACACGCACCGTGCGCCGCTTTATCGTGACACCGGATGATCGGCTGTGCCCGATCTGTGAAGCGGTGCCCGAGGACAATCCGGACGGCGTGGGCTTGGATCAGCCCTTTCGCACGCAGCTCGGCTACGTCATGCATCCCCCGGTCCACCCCAATTGCCTACCGGGCGATGCGCTGGTAGCGGCCCGTGATCGGGTTACGGCCCAGAGTGAACGATGGTACGAGGGCGAGCTGGTGATCATCCGCACGGCACGCGGTCAAGAACTGGCCATCACCCCCAACCATCCGGTACTCACGGACCGCGGTTGGATGCCGGCGGGCGCGCTGCACGAACGCGACAATCTCGTCTGTGATCTGGCGTTTGAGGGGAAAGCGGGTGCTCACGACGATTATGAGCTGATGCCAACCGCAATCAAACAGGTAGCGCGTGCGCTGTGGGAGTCGGGCCAGATGGCGACCCGAGAAGTGCCACTCGCCCCCGAAGATTTCCACGGCGACGGGATCGGCGCCGAGGTCGCAATTGTACGGTCCGATCGCCTGTTGCGGAATCGTTGGCAAGCCCGCAGCGGCGAGCCACTCACCCACTTGACGCTCGCGTGGCGTTTGCCGAGCCATGCGCGCCACACCTTCGGCACGGCGACACGACCACTCCCACGAACGCGGCTGACCCCGCAGGGCCGCATGGGCAGCGCGCACTTGATGAGCCCGCTTGCGGGCGCTCATCTGGGACCACTTGAGCAGCTCGGCTTGGCGGCGGCCGCGTGGGGTGATGCCCGCTTCGACCAGCCGGAGTCGGATCGCCCGACGACTGATCCCGAGTGCATCCGCGAGCGCCTTTTCGGAGCGACCGGCCAGATACTGCTGGACGAGGTTGTCAACGTCGATCGCCAAGCGTTTCATGGGCCAGTCCACACGCTCGAGACAGAGAGTGGATGGTACATCGCTGGCGGATTCATTGTCAAGAATTGCCGGTGCGCGATTGGACTGGAGTTTGCCACATGAAGCCTCGCCGGATTGCCCTCGTCGCGGGCGCCGCGGGGCATGAGCGCGCCCCGCTCGGGGATCACAGTTGGGAATGTTGGGGCCTGAACGCGATGTGGCAGCATATCGACTACACCCGCTGCGCCCGTTGGTACGAGTTGCATCACCGATCATTTCTCACGTGGGAACAGGGTGGGACACGGGAGAATGCGTACTTTCGCTGGTTGCGCAGCTTGCGGGAGCTGCCCGTCTATGTGCACGATCGCAAGGAATGGCCGGAAGTACTCACGGCGCGGGCCTTCCCCTGGAAAGAGGTGCGGGCGCTTGTGCCCGCGTTCCAGAATTATCACGCCTGCTCGATCGACTGGATGCTCGCGCATGCGCTGCTCGAGGGGGCGACGGAGATCCGGCTGTGCGGCGTGGAGCAGCAGCATACCGCCGAGCCGCTGAGTTCGCGCGCCTGTGTGGAGTTCTGGGCGGGCGTGGCGATTGGGCGGGGGATCACCGTGAGCTCGGCGGATGGATCGACGTTCAAGCTCGCCCATCTGACCTACAGCCAGACCCCATATGCGTTCGATCCTACCTGGCTGCCGTGGGAAGATCGAACGTCGGGTAGTATGTTATCCCGACAGGCCGCGAGTCTCCGGGCGGCCGTCGCGGGCACCCATCAGGTGGCCACTCGCAAGGAGCGTGTCGGATGAGCACCGATCCCGTCTACATCATCGAACGCGAGGAGGTGGGCCTGGGTGCCCACAGTGCCGACGCCTTCGGTCCCCGCTGGCGCTGTCACACCAAGGCCGAGCTCTTCCGTCCCGGCTCGACCGTGCCGTTCTACACGAAAGAGGTCGAGGGCAACCTGCTCCTGCTCGGCGGCGCGTCCGTGATCTGGGAATGCTTGAAGGGCTCGGGCTCGACCTCGACCGCCTCCGCGAAGCACTACTTCAACACGGCCGCCGCGCTCGGCGTCGGCAATTCGACGGCCGCCGCGGCCGCGACGCAGACCGCGCTGCAGGGCGCGTCGAAGAAGTTCAAGGCCTTGAGCGCGACCTTCCCAACCCACACCACGGGGTCGACCGGGACGACGCACGGGAAGATCATCTACAAGAGCACGTTCACGACGGCGGATGCCAACTTCGCCTGGAATGAGTGGGGCGTC